AGAGAGTGCCCGTCACCACGAGTGGTTGACGGGCACTCTATACGTTGTCTATCGTGCTGATCCGAAGATCCACTTTTTGACGTAACGTACACCGAGAGCGATACCCATGAAGATAGCGACCGCAGTCAAAATCTCAGGGATTACACCATACAGAATACTTGTAATGTCAGTAAGGAATGTTCCGATCATTGTCTCTACAGTGGATGTACTCATACAATGATATTAGTTAGTTCAAAAGCGAATCATTGAAAGGATAAAACCTACCAACAAACCGCCTAACATCATTGTAGTATGGTATTCAACAAAAAGCTCTATAGTTTCAAATAACATGTGTATAACTATTTAGGGTCAGTATTTATATCTATAGACGATTTGAGAAAATACCTTATACCGTCAACTACAATATATATAAAATACATTGTACCTATAAATAAAAACATGCCTGCGACTGTGGAAATATAATTCATGCTAGTCTTTTCGTTTTATTATAACAAACCATGTGTTGATTGACATCAGAAAAATCATCATACCAAGGGAAAAATTTATGGCATCTGTTTGAAAATTTACTGATTCAGGAAATTCTAGAATTACACTAGCCAAGAAAGAAGGTAGGCCAGTGGTTTCAGGTTCGTCTAGTTCGTTTTTTGAGAATAATGTATTTCCATTAGAATCGGTCAAAGAGTAAAGGATAATGGATCCAGTACAATCACCATTCCAGGCCTCGGCGCCAATGCCAACACCGTAAATACTTGCACCACTGGATGACGGTAATGTTTGGACATTTCTTGCAACGGATCCCATGTTTGTAAAAGCACCACCATTAGAATAAATAGGTTGGTTATCATTAAAGAAACCTATTCTACAGCCAGCGCCAGGGTCGGCTATAAACTCCCAATCCATGTAGAGATCAGTATTTTCTTGAGCAAAATAAGTTGATGATATCGGCCAATCAGTGGGTGAAAATGTTAAGGAAACCTCATCTGAAGATCCAGGGGCATTAGTAATATCGATTTCATATTCTCCACCTGATAACTGTGAGTATGTAGCAGCAGCAACTCCGTCTAAATTTAGCTGTGGTGTAAGGGGATCAGTAATGTAATCTACATCAAAGTATTGACTGTTGGCGTGTAAAAATAAAGGACTAGCAAAAAGGACAAAAGCAACGAAAAAAGAAAGAGTTGAAACAGGATGAAATACATTAGTCTCTTTTTTTTTAGTAGATGAATTTCTTTTTCTAGTTTTATGTTTCGGGGCATTTTTTATTATCATACTTTTTTATTTCTGTATAGGACTGTGTCTTCACACACAGCCCAAACAACCTTAAAAAATTACTAGTGGTTGCCTAAGCCACTTTTTTAATGTCGACTACAATCGCGCGACCTCGGCCATCATAGCCTGCCTCTACAGTAGTTGTCAATACAACAACATCACCATTTTTAAGAGTTTTGAATATGTTTCGATCTAAATTTTCGTCCAAATTTACGGTGAAATTTCTGTGATTTTTAGAGAATTCGACAATTTCATAATCTCGGCCGTTTTTTGATCCGGTTTTTCTATCGAGGAATAGTGTTTTGTTCATTTATTTATTTGTTATGTGTTAAATCGATCATACTGACAAGATCCTAAGTGAATTGTATCAAAACGATCAGAATAGACAAGGTCACGATATGACAACTCTAAGATTTCGCAAGCATGGTCAACTGTCGGCGCACCTTTGAGTACTCTTGGTCGCTCGATATTTCTAGATGAAATGTAGGCTTTTTTTCCGTAAGTTCGATCGTCAAACTGTGTTTTGACAAGATATTTTGAGATGTAATGAGCAAGGGCAGGAGATCCGTCAGTTTGCCTAATGTCAACAAAGCCAAACCCCCATAATTGTTGTATTTTATGATGTGCTCTTTCTTTACCACGTTTCTGTAGGCGGTAGGCATATGGTCGTTTTTTATTTCCTGTAAAAAATTTTGTATATTTGTCTCCAAGATCATACGGTAATCCCCAAATTAATGCGTGAAAGTGTACTGAGCCTCGATCCTGAAATTCTGGTACTGCAATGAGTTTAAAGTCTTTGCCATAAACAGAGCGGAGTCTTTGTACAAATTTGCGCCACTCAATGTATCCAGCATGGAGATCGACGATTGACGCAAATGTGAAAGTAGCAAGCTGTGGTTTTGAGTCTCCGATGAAGTTACTAAGGACAATCCGGTTGAAGTTTTTTCGTAAACGGTGAACATTATCTCTACGCCTATGTGCGCTATGTTTTTTTGATTTCCTTGGTTTGTCCTTGGCAACCTTTGCGTTTGGATATGCGCGGAGAATTGCTCTTTCTTTAGGACTTTGACGGGATTCGAGTGGTTCATGTTGGTAGTTAAAAATTTCTATTTGTCTGCCAGACTGGATCAGTTTTTTGTACATTGTGAAGATGTATTGTGATGGGTTGTAATGTATTAAGTTAGTAATATATCAAGTAGAGATCGCTCCGCTCTCTCTCTCACCAAGGGGCAACATGTCGGGATAATTGGAGTCATAACGACACCAAATACTATCCACCAAAAGCCCTGTAATCCTCTGTAAGAATAATTCGTGCTCTCTTGGATCAGATGTACCGAGTTCGGGTATAATTGTCCTCAGGACAGATTCTAACCTCTTTACGGAGAGGCGGGAGTGGCTGCCGTGGTAATTCTTGTCGTGTATCGAAAATATCAAAGTGTTTTCTAGTGAATAATCGTAATTTAGATGTTGTATAGACATAGTGTTCTTTTTCTAATTCCCAATGGGATTTTTTTACAGTGCGTACACTGGCAAGATTATAAGGAAACTTCTGTGGTTTTCTTACTGGCGAAGGTTCGCGTGAAGACAGCAGTTTATCTACATAATATACAGTATCGGTTAATCTACGGAAAGAGTTGTCAACGGTCTTAAAGTCTTGCGCTATTAAATGGAGATTTGTGCCTAAATGCCTATGAGTAAAGAGAAATCGCCTGATCTCAACGGGTAGCGACTCAAAAAAGCGTGAATCGAAATAAACAGCAGCCTCATCTATAAATATCTCTGAGTCAGTCCATTTAGGTAGATCATTAATATCTGTGAAATAGTTTATATATTCTGAATATTTTTCTTCTATGTGTTTACTAAATCTGATATTTGAAAATAATCGCGGTAAGGCAGTGTTAAATTTCTCCCTCTGTTTCTTCTCCCTCTCAAAAGTTTTCAACTTTGAGAGTGCGACCTGAGCGACTTCGGTCGTTTTACCAGCACCAGGGAGTCCAGTATATATATAGATCGCCATAACTAACCGCCTACACTAAAGAAAGTTCGTTTCAGAAGGTTTACAATTCCAAACGCGTACAGTGTTCCATCGTATGCAAATAGAGATGTTTTCCAAATAAGGGCAAGTGACAATATTGTGAATAGTGTGTCAATAGGGAGTAGGAAGTTTAGTAACCATATGTTGCCGAATATGTATCCTATACCACCTGCAAGATCAGGGACTGAAAAAGAAAAAGCAGAAAATATTGAAGAAACAAGTTCTAGAAATACTATAAATATCCAAGTTATTAGTTGTATTAGAGTTTCTATAATCATATTAATTTCTTAAGTCTAGGTCATAATGTTGGTATTTACCAGATTTGCCGACTTTGTTATGAACTGTATCACCTCCAAAGGATCCATCAAATGAGTCATCACCTTCTCCAATTCTACGCCATACAGTATGAATAATCATGCCGATAAATCCAAACCACATAGCAGTGACCATCAGCATTCTAAAAAGTGGCAAGGTATCTCCAAATAAAGGAGTAACTGTGTCAGCAGAAAGCATTTCAACCTCCAGTCCTATTGTATCAATAGATAATGTATAAGCCCAAGGATCGCCAGTAGATTCTGCGTCCTGAACACCAGTTACAGTCTCAAAAGATTGTACCGCTGAATCAATCAATGGATTGTCAGCTTGAGAGATTGTATTGAATGCTGTACCGATTACCCCAGATTCTGGAACAAAAAGAAATAAACCAGCATTAATTAAACAGCCTGCGAGATCAGTAAGACCGCAATTTTGATAACGGTCAGGATCAGGAAGACCAGTATATATAGGGTCAACTTGGCTAGATGTAACGACACCATCTTCTACTTCATACTCACCAATCCAAAATTTGTTAGGTAATGGCCTTTCTTCGCCCGCCAAACGCTGTGCTTGGTTACTAAATCTGACCTCTATTGCATAGGTACCATTAGGAAGATTTTCAAATAGTGTTGTGGTAAGGATGTTTTCATTTAATTGACTTGTTAATGCGGGTATTGTTTGATATTGAGTAACTTCTAGGGGAGATTGATCGAGATAGGCTAGGCGATAGGATATTAAAGTAGGTTGGTTTGATTGTATTTCTGTCAACTCGAGTGTGTAATCAGCAACGATTGATAAATCTGTAGAAGTGGATGAGTCTCCAGGATTAGGAGTTACAGTTATTTCATTAAAACCAGATGATTGTACAGGTGAAGATATTGCACCTTGAAACTCTGATGGAGTAAATACATCTGTAGTAACAATTAGAAATTTATCAACTGTTTCAGAAACAGCACCCACACCACCAGAGGAAAATGGGTAAGGGTTAGAATCGTCACCACAATTTAGAAAGTGGGCACCACCGGCTGTATTAATAAATCTTGTCTCAATAAACTGCTCAGAAGTTAATGCTGGCAACCCAGGTACAGATGTAAGGTCAACTGTGAACTGCTGGCATGATGTATCACCATGATTTCTAGTAACTGTTATTTCGACTGGGTATTGGTCAAAAGGAAGACAATATTTTTGAGTTGAATCGAGAGTACTGCAAACACGAATATAATCAAAGTAAAGGTCACCATCTTCATCAATGTCATCAGTGTAGGCTGAGAAGGTT